TACATCAATACCCAGTTTAGCATAGTCAATTTCCTTGGGTAGTCTACCACGGGCTCCCAGCCGTTTGGCTGCTTCTCTTCGTGCAGATTTTTCCTTGTACATCACGTAGTTGGATATTCTAGCGGTTTTACCCGGCCATGCATCAAATATGCGCTGCATGGCTAGTTCTTGACGATGATGTGGAACGTCAATGTCAACATCAGGTAGGTCATCACGGAAAGGATTTAAGAAACGTGCTAGGGGTATGCGCCACTCTATGGGATCAACATCGGTGATACCCATGAGATAACACACAAGACTAGATCCTGCTGAACCACGTGTCATGTGTGGTATGTCTTGATTGAGATCCAATACTCTGCGTATTTTTAAAAAATATTCAGTGAAACGTTGATTGATGATTATGCCAAATTCTTCAGCCAATCTCTCTTGATATTCTTCGTCTTCGGGGCAGGGTCTGCGAAATTCAGCCAGTAGTGCCTGTATTTGTTCTAGTTCGGTTGCCATGATATGCCTTTGTTTGCCTGTGCGATATTTAATTTGGTTGTGACTGAGGCCATTAAATATTGATAATATGAGTTTGCCAAAATATCTAGTGGCCTGCGGTGATAGTTTTTTATATGGTAGTGATTTATCTAGCACCGATCATACATGGCCTGCACTGTTAGCTCAAAATCTAGATCTTGAATATGTGTGTTTTGCACAGCCCGGGGTGGGAAATGCCCACATACTTCAACAGATAATTCAAGCACACAACCATTTCCAATCCACGGCTGTTTATATTATAAATTGGACCTGGATTGATCGTTTTGATTATGTAGACGTCAACGATGAACTCTGGCACACAGTACGGCCCGCATGTGATGACCCCACTAGAGACAGTTTTTATTATCGGTATTTTCACAGCGAACTAGCGGATAAATTCTATAATCTAGTGTATGTAAATTCAGCACAGGATATGCTGCAAGATCAAAAATATCTAATGACCTACATGGATTCACTGTTACTGGATCAAGAATATCATGCTCCAGATTATGTGCGTTTCCTACAAAATAAAGTCAAGGCGCAGCTAGGCAATTTCCAAGGGAAAAATTTTCTAGATTGGAGCAAACAAAATCAATACCCTGTGAGTGAGCGTTGGCATCCCTTGGAATCAGCGCATGCACACGCTGCACTGCTATGGCAACCACAGGTTGCTAGTTTAATTCAAACCCCAAATTCCAATAAATAAAGTATCAGGACGCAGATAATGCAAAAAAAGACACGTAGCATCCTTGAAGAACTAGAGGCCATGTATATTGAGCGCGACCAACGTCATGTTGTGGAAAGTCGCGCTAATAATATCATTGCATCAGCTATCAGACTCATGGAACAGATTGATGAAAGTTTTCCGGGCGAGCAAGCAGAAAACCTGCAGCGCAAGTTCTTGAACGCTATCAAATTCCGCGATCCCACAAAATTCACAAGAACAGTTAGGAAAACTGATGAAACTGGTTGAAATCACACTGCCCGTTAACGAAGTCAATCTTGGTGCTATACCCGGTGCCCTTGGCAGTTTGATTGGACAAGCTGTAACAGACAATACCCCCGGTGCCATGCCAGGGCAGGAGCGGCGTGCGGGCATGCAGCTTACGTCTAAACTAACTGATCAACAAGCACAAAGCATGAAAAAAACCTGGGCAGCGGCTGTACAGGCTGAAATGGCCGCACGTGGTATAAATGATATTCGCAGACTGCCAGCCAACAGATTACTTGACCTAATGAATTCATACATTGAAGACCGATTGTTTGCTGGTAGAATGAAAATCAATGATCTCAGTGCTCCATTGCCTAACATGATTAACCAGGCCGCACAGCGCATAGTAAACAACAGTGCAGATCTCAGTGATCCCACTCTAAACAAAAGCTTTGGTGATCTAGCCAAGTTAGTGCAAAATGCCATGGCCAGTGATGTGTTCACTCGTGGCAAACGAGGTGCACCTGGTGGTCCTGCACCTGGAGGCTCGGCTGGTGCCAGCGATCCAGAAATTCAACAGATACAGCAACAGTTTGCACGAGAAATACAAAACCTACAGGCCCTGGGACGCAAGTATAGTCAGTCTATAAGTCCTACACCAAACAAATTGATCAATGCCATTGCTGGCGGACTAGGACTACTGCCATGACATATCATGTGATCACAGAAGGCGGTAATGTATTCAAGGACGGAGATGGCAATCCTCTTACACAACGTATCAATCAGACTGATGTCAAAAGCACCATTGCCTGGCTTGAGCAACTGTTGCCCGGCCTGGATCTACAAAACAACACTCTAGGAACCACGGGACTCAAACCCACGTCAGGTGACCTAGACCTTGGAATTGACGCAGGTCAGTTTACCAAGGATCAATTGGTAGCAGCACTAACACGCTGGGTCACCAGCCACGGACAGGAACCCAAGGACTGGATCAAGAAGTCAGGTATCAGTGTGCATTTCAAAACTCCAATTAATGGTAGACCTTCACTGGGCTTTGTGCAAACTGATTTTATGTTTGTTAACAACCTAGATTGGGCTAGATTCATGCTGGCAGGCTCGCCGCCAGATAGCCAATACAAGGGCGCTGATCGCAACATCTTGATGAACAGCATTGCCAAGAGCATGGGCTACAAGGTCAACCAAAATGTGGGCATCGTGGATCGCGCTACCAATGAACTCATATCCAATGACCCAGATAAAATTGCCAAGTTGCTGTTGAATCCCAGAGCCACTCGTGACAATCTAGTGAGTGTGGAAAGCATGGTTGCGGCTCTGGAAAAAGATCCCAAACGCGATGCCAAATTAGCAGATGCACGTGAACACTTTGCTAGAGAAGGTGTGCCATTTTTTGAAGATCGTTCGGAGGAAACCGAAGTTTACTTTCTGGCTCGCCTAAGAGATCGTATTGTGAATCAAGGATATCAGCCCTTGATTGAACAACGTGTGCTCACAGAAGCCGAAGCACGCATACCACATCTTGAAGACCTGGTGTTTGATGCAGGAACCAAGGGCGCACAACAGGCTCTACAGATCATATTGGCCGGCGCACAAGACACTGCTGGAACCACCACTGTGAAGTGGGATGGTAAGCCTGCTATTATCTGGGGTCGCAAGCCCACAGGCGAGTTCGTGCTAACTGACAAATCAGGTTTTGGTGCCAAGGGCTATGATGGCAAGGCCACTAGTCCTAAAATGTTGGCCGACATCATGAGTCGCCGCAGTGGTGATCGCAGCGAACTCATTGCCATGTATCAACAGTTATGGCCTGCATTGGAACAGGCCACGCCGAGAAGTCTGCGTGGATATCTACAGGGTGATCTACTGTACACACAAACACCGCCTGAAGTGTCTGGTGCATATGAATTTCAGCCCAACACAGTGAAGTATCGCATACCAGTGAACAGTGCTCTAGGTCAAAACATTGCCAACAGCGACATAGGTATCGCTGTTCATACTCAATATGCAGACGCCGACAGTGCACCTGAGGCCATTAAAGATCTACCAGCACGAAATGTGCAGGGTCTGTTGTTGATACCACCCACTGTGAAAGACATCAAGAGTGTGCAGCCCAGCACCAAGTTGATCAAAGAAATCAAGAGCATACTTCGTGCGCATGGCAACAATATTAATCAATTGTTCCGTCCGGATCTACTGCGTGCTGCACGTATCACAGATTTACCCGAGCTGTGCAAACGCTATATCAACTCAAGAATTTTCACAGATTTTGACAATCTAGTGAGAGACTTTGGACCATGGCTGGAACAGAATGTAACTCCCAGCAAGTACAAGAATATCATAGAATATCTACAGAGTCCCAAGGACAATCTAGATGGTTTGAATTCTGCATTTGCTGTGTTTTTGTTGCTGCATCAACTCAAAATGGATGTACTGCAACAGCTGGATCGTCAACAGCCCGGACAAGAGGGCTGGGTCATGGCCACAGACGCAGGGCGTGCCAAGTTAGTAAATCGCTTTGCTTTTAGTGCTGCTAACAGACTAAAAAACAATCCAGAATTGGCCTAAGCAGCCCAAAATTTTCAATCCAGACTAAATAAAAGTAGGACCACTGAGTCCATATATTAAGGAGATTTAAAATGGCAATTCTATTCCGTCCAAATGGTGACGCACAATCGGTTTTTGCACTTGACGTAGCAAACGGCCACCCAACTGGCAACATCGGTAGCACCGACGCACTGGTGCAAATGCAAGGTCCCAAGCTGGACTTCTTTGCAGTGGTAGTTGAAAACGGTTCAAACCAAGCAATCGACCTACGCAACGAGTGCGGTAACGTAACTGATCCTGGTGTGGTTCAAACCATTAACCAGACAATCCAGGAAAAAGCAACCATCGCTATCTATCAAGTTGAAGGTGCTGCAACTGGTCAGATCAGCTATGCTCTGTACCCAACTGGTGCATGGACCACTGCAACTCTAGACAGTGCTATCACTGCTCTGGGCAACGTTCAGATCACCAACAGCAGCGGTCAGGTTCGTGGCGTCAACGTAAGTGGCTCACAGACAACCAACGTTGGTTTCAAACTAGCACTTTCGTAATCTAAAACATTACGGCAACAACCCGGCAAAAATTGCCGGGTTTTTTCTTGGCTGTAAATACTAGATGCAACCAATTCAAGCCTGGACTGTGCCAATGTTTTTGTTTTCCTGGGACAAACACAGTGAGTACCAGACCCAATTAATTCAAATTTGTCATAGACATCGTGATCAAGCACGCACCAGTGGTGTGGCCAGCAGTGTAAAATCTGGCTTGTATGAAAGCGATTTTGATTTTCTCAAGGATCCAGATCCTGCTGTGGCTGCACTCATGGAATGGGCTCGTACCTGTGTGTTCCAGGCTGCTAAAACTGCCAACCAAGATCGCTGGCCACCTGGTACTAGAGTGGGCATTGACATACATGAATCTTGGTGTCACATCACACAACAGGGCGGATACCATGACATGCATATTCATCCTAACAGTTCGTGGAGTGCTATCTATTATGTTAGCATTGGTGAAAGTGATGTGGCTTCGCGCAGCGGACTGAATAGATTTTATTCGCCTTGGAACGTGTCCTACACTGATATTGGACTGCGCTATGCATCCGAAACATCCAGTATAGATATCCCTCCTGTGGATGGCAGTATGATTGTTTTTCCCAGTTGGTTACCACACGCAGCGACCACATACTCTGGCACGCAGCCCAGAGTGATAGTAGCATTTAACTGTAAAATGATTGACGGCGGAGTTAATGTCTAAGCCCACATATATTTTTGAAAGTCCCGACGGTGGAAAAACCATTTATCGTCGCACCACAGGCAACCCCCACAGGGAACTTTGGTATGAATCTGATGATGTTGTAAGAATGAAAGACGAACTTCGAGAAGATCAAGAGTGGCAACAGATACGCCAAGCAGCTCGCAAAGACCCTGAACTGGCTCGCATGCTTGATCAAGTTAAAATGTATTGGATGCTGAGACGGTGAAAATTCTTGTAAAAACTCTTTTTGATTGTACCACCACAGGCGTGGTTGGTAGGTACCGCGAAGAACGTGGTGCATTTCAGGATCAGTCAGGACGCTGGATTAAAACAGAACAGGACTGGGATCAAGCACGTAACCAACAAAGAAACTATGAAACTCTAATTCAAGTGCTGAGCCTACGCACACAGGTAGACAATCTTACACCCGCGGTGCAGGAACTTGATACCTGGAGTTTCACCGTGGAAACAGATCGCAATGGAGTGTTTGGGCAAGACCTAGGTTATCTGTTGGGCGACTGTGAAAACGTGCCCATGATCACCGGACTTAAGGAAAAAGCTGATCTACCCAATCAGCTGCGCTCTCAGGGTGCAGGCCCAAATATTTGGTTTCAAGAAATAGAATAAATATCACATTATGAGCGACACCTCCGATATTGAAAAAAAGAGCCTTGAGGCCCATGTTGAGCTGTGTGCTCAGAGATATAGATTTCTTGAAAGTCGTCTAGAAGATGTAGACGGCAAAATTTCAGATCTAGATACTCTGGTTCGCGAAGTGCATGACATGGTGCAAAAAATGGCCGAAAAACGCAACGACCAACTGTTGAAGTGGGGCGTGGGCTTGATCACTGTGCTTACTGGTACCATTGGCTTTTTGCTTTCGCGCATATTTTTGGTATGACACCAGATCAAAAACTCTTTGATTTTGCACAGCGAGAACTAGCACGCATTCAAAGTGATTTGATCCTGCGCAGTGAAAAAGGCTATCAAGCATTTGGAATATTTGACATCAAGCAGCAGCATGGTCTGTTTGAAGTCTACAAAAACAATGAATTCTGCGGTGAGTTTTCCAGCGCCAAAGTAGCACTGAGTTATTGCATAGCAGAACGATCACACAACTATAATCTCGGCATACGTTTGCAGCATCTTGATCGGCACTATGTGTCGGCTAGAAACAGCGTGGTCAGTCGCAAAAACATGGCCAATACTTGCCGCAACAATCACACACGAGAAATACTGTACAGCAAAATTCAGCACCGACGCCAGCAACAGCACGACCTTGAAAATCAACTTGAAGATTGTGTAAAAATGGCTAAATATTTTTATCTTAGAGGATTAAACAATGAAACTCACCGAACTAGACAAGCAACGCCCATTAGATCAAGTCTCTAAAGTATTTGAAAATTATTCGGGCACTGCTGCTAATTTTGACTCACTAAATCGTGCGCAAGCTCGCCACATGCTGGCCAGAGTACGCAACGTGATCAACGAAACTCGTCACAGTCCGCGCTTGCATCGCAGCGAACGCGACCCTGGCTATCTCAAACTCATGATGATGGAACAGGGCCTGTCACTGCGTATCCAAGAGCTGGATTCTCAGCGCATTGATGAGAGTGAAGTACAGCAAGCTCAGG